ATTTCGATGACTTAGTGGGTTCTTTATTTGAAATGTGTTCGGGCAAGGTAACATCTGACCCATCGTAGTCTTCTTCTTCTACGTCGTAACTTACTTTTGCTAAACAATGGGCGTACAGGTCTCCTGAACCGAGTCGTTGTCCGATTACCGCTAGTAAACCACCTGGGTCGCATCGTGCTTCAGCCATTGAGTCCCATCTTTCTAAAAGTTTGTCGCGGGCAACAGACTCCCGACAGTTCTCGGTAGATGCAACGTCATCAAACAGGCATAGGTCTGCTCGGTGTCCGATGAATTCTGCGTCAATACCGTATGCACGGACTGTTGGTTCTTTGTTATCTAACCCGTTGCCGTCATATTGTTCAACAATGAACTCGTCTGCCCGCCACAAAGCACCCTTATCAGACGGTTTAAACCTACCGTAGTCAATAGAAAGGCATCCTTCGGCGTTAACCGCTAACCCTTTCTTAACCAGTTCGGGGTCAGGCTGGATAGGTGCAGGTCTTTCCAAGGTTTCCCTAATACGTCGAGAGTATTGTTTAGCCATAGCCTGCGAAATAGACCCAATCATCACACGGATAGCCCTGTTGCGAACTATCGCCCACACAGCCACATCATGAAACAGGGTTGATTTGCCTGCACCTGGCGGCACATTCAACACAACGAACTCTTTTTCTTCAGCCTCCAACAACTCGACAAGGGTGACTGCTGCTTCTACCTGCCACGGCGAAGGAACCCTACCCAAATAGTATTTTCTAAAAAAATCGAAATCCTGCAACCCACGCTTCGCTGCGTCACACAACCTGTCTAACGGTACAGCGGGCGGCAAATCCGCTGCTTCAGCCAAATCATTATCAGCATACCTTTGCATCCCACCCTGGTCACGTAAATGTTTACGGGCATGAAACTCGGCGTCCTCACGGCGAGCCTGCACAGCCTTCGAATTCTTTAACCACCTCGACCCAGTATTCACATGGATACCAGAAATACGTGAAGCATCCAAAATACTTGAACCCGCCGCTATCGCCTGAAAGAAACGTGCTTTATCTGCGGACGAAACATTACGGCGAGTACCCACCAAAAAACTTTATCACAAGATAGTTGCAAACAAAAAACTGTTCCACTACACTTCACCGCATACCCGTCGGGAGATGGCAAACAATTTTAAACACATAGGGCTGTACACCACTTGCAAGGTGCGGGGCATCAACACCAGGAAACTGGGGTAGACCTTCATGTCATGTGAAGGAGCAGCGAACTAACGTCAACTAGTAAAAACATGGTGTCGGCTAAAAACTTTGGCTTACGGCTACCAACCTCGACAAAAGGTGAAACGTGGGGGGAAAGCAAAACCCTATCTCGGCTCCCAAACCAAAAAACACTGCCGCGCCGCAAGCGGCTTGCCCACAACAAAACACAAACCAACCCACAAAAAACCCACACCCCCCGCCACAACAACCAAACCCATTTTTTTGCCCTTTTTTCTAAGAGTGTGACCCTACAAAAACAGTATATCTATGTATATGGGTGGGGTCTCGCGGCACATGCCCTAGTTCGTGCGCTTGTGTTTGTGTGTTTGTGCTTGTGTGCTTGTGTTTTCTTGAACATATGTTCGCCAAACAAGTGTTTGCCTCACCCAGAGTAGTCATCTCACTACAAAATAAATAACCCTAGCGCCGTAGTAGTAATTATTTGTTAGGGTCGCCTAACATGTTTTGGGTTGTAAGGGTAGCCTGACAGTGTGTCGAATGTCACATCGTTTGATTCGTCGAGTGGGCATCTCGACCCCTATACTTGTAGGGGTAAGCATATAAACCATATAAACAAAGGGGAATACATGAATCAAAGAATTCGAGTTCCGAAGAAATTCATCGAGGACCATTCGAGCCGTGACTTGCTCGACCTCGACGCTGTGACGGTGGGCGAAACCAAAACCCACTACATCGTCGAGTTGTCGAAGGAGCAGGCTTTCGAGTTGTGGAGCGATGCGAACCATTACAGTTGCCAAGAGATGGCGGGCGAGTTCATCGAGTCAATGGGTCTCGGCTTTGTGTCGAGTGCTCGGGCAACTCGGCAGGCGCTCGACGGTTTCATGAATTTTGTGAATCGTTGCGACGCTTTGAGGGGCAACTAGACCGAAACGCCGTGAGGCGTCCGAGGGTATCGCTCTCGCTGACGAGGTCAGAAAACTAGAGAAGGGGCAAGCAATGAAGGCAAAGAAATTAGACGTTTACGAATCAGACGCCGAGGTTTTGGCGTCTCACCGTTCAACTTTGCGGTGCAAATTTTCGGTAAACTCTCGCACAATTCGGGTGTCACGATTCGAACACAGCCGTGACCCTTGGGCGGTGAATGTCATCTGGAAAGATGAAGAGTCGAACTATGAAAACTACATCCGAGCAACAAAAACCTATACAGCCCGCATGACTTGGGGCGGTAAATGGGTAGTGAGCATGGTGACAGATGGGGCGGTGGCTATCTGCCTCGATGCCATTTAGACCGAAACCCCGAAAGGGGTCTAGTGGTATCGCCACTACTGACGAGGTCAGAAACTTACAGATAGGGGACAGAATGAAGACATTAGAGCAAGCACCCGCCGAGGTGACACTTGCGCCGATAGTCGAGGCATTGCACAGCGTTTACGACGCTTTGAGCGCCGAGACATTGAAGACCCACGGGCAAGCGTTACCGCCTGCGGTCTTCGTGGTGCAAAGAGACGAGAAGGCGTGGGGACATATAACCGTCCGCCCCGCATGGCAGACAGACTACAGCGCCATAGACGAAGACTACGCCTATGCACCATTTGCCATTTCGATGGGACTAGGCGAGAGCAAGAAGAGCGCCTATTTTCACGAAATCATGGTATCGGGGCAGGCTCTCGGGCAGGGCGGGCTCAAAGTGTTCGGGACAGTTGCCCACGAAGCGACCCACGCCTTCAATATCACGGCAGGCGTGGCAGATGTGGACAGCAACGGACGCCATAACATGCGCTTTCGAGATAGTGCGGGGGCGCTCTTCGGTCTCACAATCGAGGAATATTCAAAAGGTCATTGGGCAGGCTGGACAAAAACCACGGTGAGCAAGCCGTGCGCTAATCGGTGGGCGAAGCAGATAGCCCTAATTGATGAGGCGATAGTTACCGCTTGCGGTCATAAGACAGCACCGAACGGGCTAGGCGGTCTCGGCGGGCTCTTTGGGGGCGGTCAATCTCGACCCGTGGGGCGTGACAAGAACGGTCTCAAGGCGGTGTGCGGGTGCGGGTCAATCATCAGAACATCACGCAGGGCGCTAGACAAAGGCATTACCTGCCACGGGTGCGAGTCACCTTTCATAGTGGTCGGGGGGTGACGGGCAAGTCTTAAGACAGTACCCTAGCGCCTCGGGCGTGCCGATTCAATTCGGACTAGGGGCAAGGCGTCAGCCGATAGCGGAAGAATTGACAGACCAAAATAAATGTATTACGATTACAACAACAACAAAACAAAGGGGAAAACATGAAGAAGGCAATCAGAATCACAACCACGGGAGAGATAACAGAGTTAGACCTCACCACCAATTCATTAGCGCAGTTACAGGAGGCGGTGGGTGGACTAGTGCAGGCTCTCGACCTCACCGAAGTAGTGACTATGTGGTGCAACGAAGAAGGCAAGATGCTTAAGCAACCCCACAACCCATACGCCCAATATTTTTGGGACAAGGTTTACGGGGCACACACAGATTACATCGTGGGCGATATCGTCCTCACGGGGGGCACAGACAGCAACGGCGAGACAGAAGGGCTCACCGAGTCACAGACCGAGACCTTAGTGTGGCTCGCTTTTAAGGTTCGGGAATTGGTAGAGCCAAACATCACAGTATTCGTAGGCGAGTAATCAAGTATTAAGACAGCACCCTAGCGCTTGAGGCGTGGCTCTTCGATGAGCACTAGGGACGAAAGACAACAACAACAAAAGAAAGAAGGGCAAGCAATGAGCAATCTATATGCAATAGAAACCGAGACGCACAGCGACTCAACTATCACTCACCTAATCGCCTACGGGCAACAATTAGAGGGGCG